AAAGAGATTGCATTAAACAATGCCATCAGCGGATCAATCTTTGCAAACCCTGCCGCTTGTTTGGTAATTGAAATAGCATTACCTCTAGGTTCTACTTTTGCATTTCCTACACACCATGCCATTAACGGTTGTCCGCTATGTACGATGTGGCCTTCTGCTAATTTTCTCTCTGTAGTTTTTATTGCGCCAGTTAATTTCCAGCCTTGAGAAATACCAATGATTTTGTCATTAGTAATTCCCTTATCCATTAGCGCATCTAAAATGCCGCCAAGTCCATGAGGGTCAACGCCAATTTTATCTAATAGCCCGGATTCTGCCACTAAAGCACATAAAAAAGCTACTGCATCAACATCTTGTCCTATGTTATCAACTATTGTTAAATCTCCATCATTGGCAAAATCATTAAATCTTGCGGCTTCAGATTTGCGTCTTTCAAGTACAGAGGGGTGCGCCCAAGCATGAGTCCATACCATCCACTTGCCAGAATCTTTTACCCTACCAACTACAGCGAACCCTAGCAAATCATCAAGCCCACCGCCATCAATACCGATGTCAATTACTTCACATTCTTTCAGCAGAGTTTCTAGTTGAAACTTTTTCTCAGCAGCGCATTGTTCCCAGAAGTCTGCCCCTGCCCATCGGTCAGACATAAGAGCCAAACCGATTTCTACATTCAAATGCTGTGAAGCCCATCGGCGTAATTCCTCTTCGCCAGCAGCTTCAGCTTGTTCGTAATCAGAAATTAATCTATCTACATTAATTGACTTGCCATTATTAGGCGTTACTAATTTCCAATTATTTTTATCACGCCAATTAGTTCCCGGTGGGAATTCATACAGTATCGGCAAGATTGGAGCTTGCAATTCCCCATCACGAACCTTTCTTGCTTTTAGTAGTTCTGCTCTGAACACGCCAGCAGGAGGCCGTTCCGATTGTGTGGTGATATTAATAAGGAACGCTTCAGGTTGCGATATTAATCCTCCGCGCAACTGACCAATGATTCGATCAGCATTATTCATTTGCCCGATCACATGAATCTCATCAATCAATACGCCAGCAGGTTTTGAACCTGTAACCACAGTTGGGCTGAATGACTTGACCTTTAGAAATGCGCCTGTTGGTCGATAGACAATTTTCTTAATATGGCTTTGAATGTGAAACTTAGCGGACAGTACCGGATCAATTTCAATCATGCCAGCCGCTTGCTTAAAAGCAAGATCAGCAATCTCTTGGGTAGGACCAATGAAGATGTATTCAGCGCGAGGCCGAGGTGAGACTAGAACGGCGGTAAGCAAAAATGCCGCGGCATATGTTGTCTTTGAATTCTTTTTGGGAACCATCAAGAAAAGTTCCCTTATGTATCGCTCTTTTGTTTCTGGGTCGTAACTACCAAATGCTGCACGGACAATTTCAATAAACCAATCGCCAGCAGCGTCTGCCATAGAGGGGTTACCTATTACATCTGGCAATCTTAATTTCTTAAAAACTGTTTCTGCTCTATCCGCTAATTTTTTGTTTAATGGTAATTGGGGACAGAGCGACGTTCCGCTGCGGATACGGTCTTGCCAATCTTTGCATGAGGTATCCCATTGGTTCACTCTAATAGGCCTTCCCATGATGTGCCTACTTCAGCAGCTTTTGCCAGAGCTGCCGCGACTTCTTTTTTGCCTACCTCATCTTGATGCTCTGACCATCCAGCGCGGCACTTCATCCAAAAGATTGCAGCAGAAACATTAGGCTTATTGAGATCTGTAGCTTGCCTATAGAGCGATTGCGCCACCTGTGCATTAGCTTCTATATGACCAACCTCAAGCTCCGCTGTGTAGTATTTCCGCATGGTAGGCGCAGACAAACCTATGACCTTGCAGATGTCAAAATCTGGAACGCCCATTGCAGAAAGTAATTTTACTTGCTTTGCAATTTTGGTATCATATGTATGAGCTGGCCTACCACCTTTATTGACTGTTTCCATTTTGTTACCTTTATGAGTTATCTTTTTATCAACAAAAGTTTCTTTTTTAGGAGAAAAAAAACCTCGCTGGGTCTGACCGCGGTGTACGCTATATAGGGCATTGCCACTTTTTTACCGCCCCTATTACAAAAAAAATAATAATGTTATCAAAAAAATATTTTGCCGTAAGCACACTAGGACATCTTCATTACGGCGGTTGAGCGAGCGTCCTGCTCTAGGCTCGTCTTCTCTTTGTGGTGACTAGAGCATAACCACTGTAGGTTATCTGCATCATTCGTGCCGCCAGACCATAGAGGAATGATGTGATCTAACTCATCCCCATTACCAACTAAGCCTTGCCTTTCACATTCAGCACAGATACGCGGATTGTGTAACTGAAACCATTTTTTAATTGCGATCCAACTTGAGCCTTTAACTCGTTTGCTGCCGCTGCCTAGCTTTACCCCATTGCTATTATTTTTTTCTAGTCTCGGCTTTAGAGTTCGCAACCTTATGTGCTTGCTCATATGGCATCACCTATTTTGCTGACGGCTTCCAAGAGTTCCCAAATCCTTCTTGCTGCTTAGAGGTTTGCTGAGGCATACCAGAGCGATCAACTAAGCGATTAACTTCTTCATCTTCCATGCCTAACCTACATTGGATTTCTTCTTTGCTAACGCCTTCCTCAATGATCCCGCGAACTATCTTTGCCATAGGCAAGATGCCATGCGTACCTCTAGCTCTATTGTGTCTAATGGTACTCATCTGCCGATGCACCGGATCAATATCTACAGTCACTACAGGAACCATGCCTTTGAATCTAGCAACCAATCGCTTATCTGCGCTGACCGTATAACGATGAAAGCCATCAACAATAGTATTGTCTGGCAATACAACAATAGGCTGAGTCCATCCATCTTCAAGTATGGAAGTAATAAGCAACTCTAATTCCGGTGGCGCAACTTTGTTAGGGTTATAGTCATTAGGCTGTAGAGTATCTCTGTGTACCCACTTGACCTTACTGATTGGCTGATTGTTAATATCTTGTGCCATTGTCATCCTCTGTGATATCTGCTAACTCAAGGCCTAGTCTATTGCGAGCTAATGATGCAGCAGTAGCAACATTACCTTTTCTTCTGTCTTTAAGATCAGCTCTGTTTGCAATCATTGCTAAGAACTTCCAGCATAAGCCTGTATGCAGATCTGGCTCTGTTTCATGAATGGGGCGATTAGTCTTTGATCGATGCTGCTCAATTAATTGCGTTATGTTCCTTGCAACTATACCTTTAAGATCTTTCGGATATAGCTCCAGCAAATCATATGTCCATTGCCGCCATGTCTTGCCTTCTGGCAACTGGAGCTTGCCATAACCATATAGCTCTGTATTCGCATATCGACCAGCAGTAGCAGCACCATGAACCCTGCCGATCATCTTATGCCATAGATCAGGCCAACATTGAGCATATATCCATAGACCACCAAGAGGCTCCTCACCATAAGGAGGGCATACACGTTGTGCGCTGGGAGCAACACCGATCATAGCCATTAGGTCATAACTATGGTTGTAATCCCAACCAAACAGTCTGGGCGCAGTCCAGACATCAAATGTAGTCCAATCGTATATAGGGCTCACAGGATAGTTATGACCATTACGAGGTCCACCAATCCAGTTATTTTTTGATTTCATTGCAACGCTGCGGTATCGGCGCAAACTTTCATCAGCCCTAATACCTCTCACATCAGCCACAGTCCCATGCTCTGGTCCATACACCATATGAGCAATATCAGGGACACTATCGCCCCATTTGAAGCCTTTGATTTCCGTAATTACATTATCAGGCATGGGTCGTACCCATTTATCCTTCGCAGAAGGATCCCAACAATACCAATAGGGCTCTTTGCGCGAACACGCATTCCTGTGTTTTATTGGAATGCATAACCATTTGAACCGGATATTTGGATTAGCTCTGACGCGCTCTACATACTCTATGGTTTCTGGATGAATAGCTTCCTCATCCCAAAAATAGACATCTAGCGGGAGTTTGTTTTTCTGCTCAGCAACTTTATAAGCAAGGTTAAGGCAAACTGTAGAATCTTTTCCACCACTAAAGGAAACAACCACCTTATCAAAATTGTCAAACAGATACTCAAATCTTTTAATTGCTGCCTCATAGACATTTTCGCCTTCTATGATTTCTTTTTTAAGAATTCGAGCCATATTATTTTGTTTGTATTTCAGGAAGTTGATTAGCGGAAACACCATCCACAATAGTTCTATTCAGCATTGGATGGAATTGATGAGTCGGTCCATAATCACTATCAGGATGGAAGGCGAGTACTCGCATATGCTCACCATACGGCGTTTGAAACTTATGTTCACCATTTGCGTGAATGCAAAATATCATGCCCGGAACAAGATCTATTAGTTCCTTTGAGTCATTATTTACTGCTACGCATTTTCCCTTTCCAGACATAATGACACCGATGCGATCACTAGGGTGAGTGTGCATTGTTTGATCGATATCAGCCGGGAAATATAGAAGATTTAGGCAAGGATCGCCTAGCATGACAGGCGGGATTAACAAACTATCTGTGCAACCATCTATGTATTTGAGTCTGCCCTCATGTTCAGCAGGTCCACCAATCATGAACATGCCATTGTAATTTTGCTTTGTAATAATTATGCCCTCGCCACCCGCTATATATCCAGAGTGAGGAACGCAAGCATAAGCCCCCTCTACTAACGGATACAGTTTTTCTCCGTATGACAAAACAGCATTACCTTTGAATACATATACAAAATGAGTGTCATGTATTTGAGCTTTTTCGTTAGGCTGTAGAAAAGCGTATTTGTTCCACGATGACAAATATGATGGATACTCAGGACTTAGCTCTGCAATAAAACCATTTCTCCAATCAAAATGTGAAAATGCTTTACTCATCAATGTAGTCCTTGCAAATTACCCAAATTGCTTGGGAACTGGTTTCTAAGTCATATTCTTGTTTTGCTTTTCGCAAAGCTTGAAATATGGTTTCTCGTTGGTCATGATCAATCATTACAGAAAACGGAAATAGTTCTTCTGAACTTTTTTCGCCATTGGTGATTTTTTCATCTTCACTATCACCTGACATATTTTTCATTTTTAACAAATCTAAATCATTTGCTAATCTTGATAAATCGTCATCACTAAAGCCTATTGTAGTTATGTCATAGTCAACTTGTTTCAATGATTCAAGTTCAAGTGACAATAACTCAATATCCCATCCTGAATTCAAAGTAATTTTATTATCAGCAATAATGTATGCTTTCTTTTTTATTTCATCTAAGCCATGCAACTCAATCACAGGCACTTGCTCAAGCCCTAGCTTCTTTGCTGCAAGCAATCTTCCATGACCAGCAATCACGCCATTATCACCGTCAGTTAATATCGGATTGGTAAATCCGAATTCTTTAATTGAAGCGGCAATTTGAGTTACTTGCATGTCACTATGAGTTCGGGAATTGTTTACATAGGGAATTAACTCATCTACTTGCTTATATGTAATTTCCAAGTCTTCCATGCTTCTCCTCTTAAAGATTTAGTGTCGGGTCACTTGCGGAGGAGAGAGATGAAGCAAGCCCCGACTGCGAGCGTTTCTTAGCCACGACCCGC